GAAGAGTTCTCCCACGCCACGACCGAAGAGTTCCCCCGCGCCACGACCGAAGAGTTCCCCCACGCCACGACCGAAGAGTTCCCCCGCGCCACGACCGAAAGCCATTTACCAGCTGTATCCTTAATTATGATACGCGTGTATTCATCGAACTTCTTTGGCAGTGCGTCCAGTTCAGATTGAGTAGTAACTACGATTTCTTTCACGAGTACACCTCCCTTGATTTTGATTGGTTTGCATATCGCCTCATTGCTGTACTGGAAACAATCTAGCAAATCGCGTGCTAGCATGTCAAGCAAATAATGCTTGACATGCATCTCTATCAATGATAAAAGGAAAACATGGACGAGCAAACCAAAACTTTATACGTCAGAGACGTTCCAGTGCTTTTGATGAATAAAGCGAAAGCAGCTGCGGCCACTGAGGGGCTTTCGTTCCCAAAGTGGATCATTAAACTGATTGAAAAGACGGTGGGGATTAAGAAATGAAACGCTTCTGGGATAAGGTAAACAAAAATGGCCCTTTACCCCCTAAGCATCCAGAATTAGGGCACTGCTGGTTGTGGCTAGCCGGGTGTTCCGGAGATGGTTACGGAGCATTCTGGTTTGAGGGGAAAACTGTTCGAGCACATCGATTCTCTCTGTGGTTAGTTGGACGAAACATACCAGAGGGGATGCAGCCAGATCACCTCTGCGAAGTGACGATCTGTATAAGGCCGGAGCATATTAAAGTCACGACTCCTAGAGACAATGTCCGAAGAACGGACAGTCCCCCCGCCGAAAATGCGCGCAAAACGCATTGCTTGAACGGTCATCTGCTCTCGGGAAATAATCTCTACACACAAGGCGTTCGAAGGCGAGTTTGTATCACTTGCCGTCGACAACGACGCATGGCACGTTATTGGAGTCTATCCAAACAAGAACGGAGATTCGCATGAGCGTATTGACGTTCACAGTTTATGGCATTCCCGCACCGCAGGGTTCGATGCGAGCCTTCATACCTAAAGGTTGGAAGCGCGCCGTGCTGACCTCAGCGAACAAGAGGACGAAGCCGTGGCGCCAAGAGGTCGCCGGGGCAGCTCTGGCGGCGATGGAGCGGGCGAAGTTCGAGCAAGCTGGAAAGTCGGTGGCATTTCAGCTGTGCGTGTCGTTCCGCTTTCAGAAGCCGAAGTCGGCGAAGAAATCAGTGACGCAGAAAGTCACCAAGCCAGACCTCGACAAACTTTTGAGGTCGGTCCTCGATGCGCTCACTGGAATCGTGTGGGTTGACGATTCTCAAGTAGTAATTATCAGCGCCAGAAAAGATTTCGGGCAACCGGGAGCTACGATCACATTCTCGGAGATGGACGACCTGCCTCCGGGCAAAGCACTGAAGCACGAAGCGATCAACGATTCTGAACTTCCATTCTGAAAATCACAGGAGAGAATAGTATGCCGAAGAAAGCCGCAAAAAAGCCCACTCAGAAAGTAAACAAGATCGCCCGCCAAGACGCCTTGCCCGGTATGGACGTTGGAATCAAAGAGATCGAAGACGCGGCTCTGGATTATCGGGAAGGCCGCGACGAGCGCATGGCTGCCACGGAAGTAGAAGTGACGCGCAAGCAAGCCCTGATCGCGGTCATGCACAAGCACGGCAAACAGTCGTACTTGCGCAGGATCGGAGACAAGGTTCTGAAAGTGGAATTGAAAGTCGAGAAGGAATCGGTGAAGGTCGCGCTCAAAGATCAAGCGCCTGCCGCCGGGGAAGGCAGTGAAACACGAAGCGATCAAAGATGATTCGTTACCCTTTTGAAGTGACTGCAAACTTGCAGAGGAGAACACAGAAATGAAGAAGTTGATACCGCTCGCGCTGCTCTTGACCATGATCGCCGCAGCCCAGCAGAAGCCGTCCGAGCAACCGAAAGCCGAGGAGTCCAAACCCGTCCCCGAAGCCGTCAAGTTCAAAGTTCTGGCCGCGTGGCACAAGGCGAGGCAGTACCAGGACGAGGCCGCGTACATCAAGGACCAAGTGTGCCAATCGGTCGTTCAGTGCAAGCAGGCGCAGGACAAGGCGCAGGCGGCGGTCAACGACTACAACGCGGGACTGCCCGTCTGGACGAAGGAGGCGGGCTTGCCGGAAGGCTCGCAGATCGTCGTGGACGAGCGCACGGACGCGGTGACGGCCGCGAAGAAGTAGGGGTAATCCGCCAATGGGAGACACGCGATGAAAAAGCACGATGCAGTTGACCGTTTGATTGAGAAAATCCGCGAATCAATGTTTAACGCCTACAAGAACGCTGGGTACGGTGATGCCGAAGCCCGAGCCGACAGCTACGCGGGCGGGGTGAGGTTCGCGGCCTACAACCAGGTTCACAAGTTGCCGTATCCGAGCAATGCGGTCGAAGTGACGAAAGACTGTTGCTGCTCATAGGGTGATCCGCCGAAGGGAGACAAATGAGTAGCACTGGTAGCCCTATCGAAACCGGATATTGTCCGATTTGTTTGTGGCCCTTATTTCTCGGGATTACACACGCTTGCTCTACACCCCTTTTTTGTTTTATCAAAAGAGTTGACCCAATGTTGGCGGATGAGAATAGAAGATTGTCGGACGAGAATCGCAGACTTAAAAATGACATTGGTACAGCGTTGCGTATCATGAGTCAAGTAGAAGAAATACAGCGTAAACGCAACAATCGGAAATGGTGGTGGTAACGGTGATCCGCCGAAGGGAGCGGGGAAACAATGAGCCGCATACTTGGTAGCGTTTCCGGCGGTCGCACATCTGCAAAGATGGCGTGGCATATGAAGCGGGAGTGGAGCGCAACGCACGAACTCATCTTTGCGTTCGCCAATACCGGGAAGGAGCGCGAAGAAACGCTCCGCTTTGTAGATCGCTGCGACCGTGAATGGCGGCTTGGCATCGTCTGGGTTGAGGCTGTAACACATCCCGAAGTGGGTGTGGCTTGTACCCATCGGGTAGTCGATTACGCTACGGCTAGTCGCAGAGGAGAACCGTTTGAAGCTGTGATTCAAAAGTACGGAATCCCTAACATGAACTACCTGCACTGTACCCGCGAACTCAAGGCCAATGCTATCCGAAGTTACTTGCAGAGTATCGGCTGGACGGATTACCTCATTGCTCAGGGGATGCGGATTGACGAGCCGAAGCGCATCAAGCCGAAAGACGGGATTATCTACCCGTTGGCCTATACGTGGCCTACCACGAAGCCGGAAGTGCTGGACTGGTGGAAAGATCAATTTTTCGATCTCGGATTGCTGGAGCACCAAGGAAACTGCGATTGCTGCCACAAGAAGAACATCACCAAACTAGTCAGGATCGCGCAAGAGAACGAGCGCACATTCGATTGGTGGAGCGAAATGGAAATGTCCTATCCGCTTAACGGGCATAACGTAGACGGCACTCCGCGCACTTTCTATCGTGGACATCGCTCTGCAAAAGACATCGTAGCAATGTCGAAACTGATGACTTTGCCGCCTTTGCCAGACCAAGAGGCCGACGGAGGTTGTTCGGAAAGTTGCGAGGCATTCTGATGACCGCCCCCAGAGCAGCCCGCGAGAAGCCAGCCCCGCACGTTTGTAAGCCTAGCTGCCACAATCCTTGCATGATTTTGGAGGACGAACGAGCCGCGCCCAGCCCAGCCGAGAGCGCGGAGCAAATGTGGAAGAATTGGCGAGCCAAGCGTTACAACGGTTATGACCTACTCGCAGCAGGAGTTACGCTCGAATTGGCATACCGAATGGATGCCGAAGTTGTGGAGTTTGCCGAAGCCTACGCCGCGAGCGAGACAGCCCGCCTGCGCCTAGCAGAACAGAAACTAGCGGAGTTCAACGTGGAATGGGACGGAGAAAAATATGTCTACAACGGAAAAGATTGATGAAACCGCAGAACTCAAGCGTTTACTTGATTTGATTGCCGGAGGGTTCACGATACCGGGATTCAAAGGCAGTCACGAAGATTGCCGAATCGCTATGCTCCAAGAAGTAATGCACGCGGCCCAAACTTACGCAAGAGAAGCCCTTACGTTGCTACCGGAACTGGCCCGCCTGCGAGCCGAACTGGAATCCGAGCAAAAGGCGCACGAGCAAATCGCCGCTTATCTCCTGCCGCTGGTAGGAACTGGCGATGGTACTTCGGTGGATGCGGCGAAGAAAGCTGCCGAGATGCTGGCCCGCCTGCGAGCCGAGCCACAGCCGAAAATCATGTCTGATCTTGATTCGATGGCGACCGGGAAATGCCCGACTTGTGGCGGTGGCGTCGAGGCATCGGTCCATGAAGTAATCAGCCTGCGAGCTGAGCGCGACCAAGCTAAGGACGAAATTGAAGTCCTGAAAGGGGAAATAAAGGCGGCAGACGATGGCAGCGGCCTGACGAACATTCAGGAACAGCACGACGCACAGTTGAAGGCGGAACGTGATGCGAGAGTGAAAGCCGAAGCCGAGCGCGGTTACTGGCAGACCCGAGCGGAAACGGCGGAACTGAAGGTGCTCACCTTCCACGAGGAGATTGTGAAACTAGGGGCCGAGCGCGACGGCCTGCGGGATGCGCTGCAAGCACTCGTCACAAAACTGAATCTTGCTCTACCTGAGATAGAAAGTATGTGTGTGATGGAGCATATCCACGGACGACCGTACCAAGGGCCGCAATTCGGTGAAGAATTGAAAGCGGCTGAAAAACTACTTCTGTCTATGAAGGAGCCCGCAACTGAAAAAGTTCCGTGTCCAACGTGCGACGGCCTGCGTTACAGTCGTCTAGTGATTGAATCCCGTCTGAACCAAATAATTCAAGAAGCCCAAGGCGGCCTCGCTGCGCTGCCCGAGAAGGAAAAACCATGACGCATTCTCATCGCTTCGGAATTGCAACGCATCAATGTATGGATTGCGGACAGCTTGAAAAGTTCGAGTGTCCAACGCGCGACGGCCTGCGGGATGCCCTGCAAGCCTGTGAGCGATATCTTGGCAATCTAGTCGATGAGGACACGCCAAGTTGTGCGCTATTGCTTGGAAGAGTCAGGAGCGCCCTCGCTGCGCTGCCCGGAAAGGAAACGAATGGGAACTCGTAAGATTCTGACCGTCAAGGGGTGCGAAAAGCGCTTGGCTCGCGGTCGTGAAACACGCGCAAGATTCGTGGCCTCTCACATCGACAAGGGAATCGCTTTCCAACTCCGTTCTATTCGTGACGCCCGAGGATTAAGTCAAGTCGAAGCGGCGCGACTGGCGGGGATGGAACAGGCTAACGTGTCGAGAATGGAAAACCCGTATTACGGCAAGCATACATTGACTGCTTTGAAGCGATTGGCGGCAGTCTATGATATTGGTCTGAGCGTGGAATTCGTACCATTCTCGAAACTGATTCGTCGCGTCACTGGAATAACAACAAGTTGGACTAGAGCCGAAATTAAACGATCATTCCCTAGCGCCCTCGCTGCGCTGCCCGGGAAGGAGAAGAAATGAACAAGCCAATTCTTAAACTATACGAATGCGGTTGCACAAGTGGACACGACAGCCTTATTCGATTGTGGGTGCCGGAATATTTTACGCAAGAGGACCTAGAGAACGTCAAGGCTACATGGGACTTGATGCTACGTCAGTTAGAGCGCGGAGTCGCGCCCGAGACTCGGAAGGAGAAACCGTGACGCCCTGCTATCCTGCTTGGATGATGCTCGTTTCCGAATTGTGGTGCGCGTTCTGCGGATTCTGGATAGGGATGGCCGTTGAGCGCCGCCTGTGCAAGAAACGGAGGGCTGCGCTGCTCGGAAAGGAAACGCCGTGAACGGAAAAGAAGTAGCTCCGGGCGTGATAGTCAGAAGCGGAACGTCGGACTGAGCGCGACGCTCGGAAGCCAACTTGACTGCTTTGGAACTTGGTCAGTTATTCCCGGCAAGTGGTTGGCTTGGACCTCGAACGCCAAACTGAAACTCGTTGAACCCGACGGCGCCCAGCGCAGGAAGAACCCGGCCCGTTCGCCCCAGTGGTTCGCAGCGCCTTTTACGATTCCGAGGCTGCTCGTGACTCCGAACTGATAGTTGTATCCCGTGAGCGCGGTGTGGTTCTGGAGCCAAGTCGCTACTTGCGGGATCACGCGGTCGTAGCGTCCGCCGACGAACGTATCGTTGCTGATGAGCGTAGTCGGCCCCACGTCGTTGTTCGGCGTAAGGCTCACGAGGATATCAGACTCGGCCCCGGCAACGGTCGTGCCCACTCCGGGCAACGTCACGGGCGTCAGTCCGAAAGAGTATGTGGTATCGATGAACGCCGATTGCTGCTGTCCGAAGCAAACCGCGCTTGCGAGGATCGCTGCTATCAGTACGAGTGTTTTCATTTTTGAGTTCTCCTTTTTAACCTATTCCCACCTGTCCGTCCAAATCGGACGCTTGGCCCGCGACCGGGTCCGCGAACGTGATGGTCTGCGGTCCCGAGGCCAGCGCCGTCTCGATGTTGGCGTATAGCGGCGCGAACGCGGCGTCGCTCTCTCCGACGAAGTTTATCCCGAGAGTCGTCCCGACCAGGCAGCACCCGTCCGTGTCCCTCGGGAAATTCCCCGGATGGAGCATGATCTCGGTGAAGTCGGGAACTTGCTCGACGTGCGGCATGTCGCGGTTGAAGCGCGGCGAGAACCGGATGTCGAGCGGGTATGTTCCGGCGGGGATGGCGCGCGGCTTGACCCCGGCCAACCCGTAGGCCGGCTCCAATGTGAAGCAGAAATGCGCGCCGCAGTAGAGCAGTTCCCCAGTGACGGAGAGCGACGTGGACTGGCGGCGCCGCACGAAGAAGGCGGTCACGGCTTGAGCCTGTCCAGTCGTTGCAGCGCGCACTCCAGCCCGTGCAGAAAATCGGCGAGCAGTTCCCATCGCTCCGGGTTCTGCTCTTTGGCGAGTGAGAAGCTGACGGCTGCGTTGACCTCGCGCAGTTGGCCTTCCCAAAGGTCCAGGGGCAGGCTCACGGCTGCTCCTCCGCGTGGTGCTTCACGACGTAGTCGCGCCCCTGCATGTGCGCCCGCAGCATGTCCTTTATATCCTGAAGATCCTGCTTCGAGTTCGTGCGGAACTCCGAGTTCTTGACCTGCTCATCGCGCATGGCCGCGATCTTGTCGTTCAGCTTGTTGATCTCGTCGTGCATCTCCCGTCGGTCCTTCTCGCTGTCGGTCATGCGGTCGGAGAACGCCTGCCTGTCCTGCACGACGGAACTGAACTGCCCGAAGCTGAAGGCGATCAACCCGCCCACCAGTGTGCAGATGGTGCAAACCACGGCCACGGACTGCCAGCGCCAGTGAAGGTCGATCCCGTTGGTCGGTGGCTGCGGCCCGACGGTGTCTACACTGGAATGGCGCTCGGTGTGGCTCGCGCTTTCTTCGGGCACAGGTCTGTCCTCGTTGGTCATGGCGAACATCGGGATGCCGAAATGGAACATCGTTCAGTACAACCCGAACACGTGCAGGAACAAAACGAACACGAGCAGGACGAGCAGCCAGAAGATGATCTGAACCCACGTGGGGTCGAGTCCGAGTTTCGGCGCGAGCAGCCCCCAAATCTTGAACAGGATCGCGCAGAGGATGATCAGGATGATCACCCCCACGATGATCCCCGCCAATCCCTCGATCCCGAAGAACCCGTACCTGTGCAGACCGATTTGCAGTAAAGCCAGCATGGAGCCTCCTTATTGCTTGTTCGATGAAGCCGGTGGCAAGTCCTTTATGAACTGCTGAAGCTGGAAGGCCGTGAGCCAGCCCTGCTGAACGAAGTACTGACCGATGACCTGCACGAGCGAGTGCCCGAGCACGGCCAGCGACGGGATGGCTATCGCGATCTGCCATCCGGTCGAGGCGTTGCCGACGTAGGCGCCGTGGATGCCGAGGCCGGTGAGCAGCGCCATGAGAGCGCGAAAGCTGATATTGATCGCCGTCGTCTTCTGTGTCACCCACGGCAGCGACTTGCTCATCTGCGCGTAGTGTAGCACCGCGCCCCAGATCGCTCCAAAGGCTAGGTGTGTGAATACCAGGCTAGAGTCCATCGTTTCCTCCTATGGTACGGTTACCGCCAGGGTCGCGCTCATGGCGCTGACTTTAGTTCCAAGCGCCGACTTGACGCCATAGTACCGGGTCTGCCCCTTGACCGGCTTCGTGTCGACATAGGACGCCGCTGTGAGCCCGCTCGCCAGCTGTTTCGGGTCGGGCAGTTTCGGTTCCACTCCCCGGAACACATCGTAGCTGATTCCCTGCAAATTTACAGGCGTCCACTTCAACGGCACGCGGTTCTCCGTGACAGTCTCGACCGTCAGGCCGGTGGGCGCCGGGGGCTGCGCGTCGGCTGGGATCGTGGCGCTCACCTCGTTTGACGGCCCTGAAAGGCTCGGGCTGGCGGTCGACAGATAGGCTTTGGCGACATACCAGTAGGTCTGCAGAGCCGTCACCGCCGTATCGGTGTAGGAGCAGGTCGCGAGCGGCGAAGCATTCAGTGCCGTCGCGCTCTCCCCGCCGGAGGCCGTTCCCTTGTAGAAATTAAACTGCACGCCCGCCGCCGTATCCGTGCATCCCCCGAGGGTAACGGAGTGCGCCGTCGCAGTGGCGGTGAGCGGGCGCGGCTCGATGGAGGGCGGGGCAGGAGTGTTGGCGCGCTGGGCAGTCGGAGTCATACAGCCGACCAGGGCGAGCGAGAGAACTGCGGTGATGATGATTTTCATGATTCTCCTAGTGCACAGTCACAGACAATCCGGTTGGGGCGAGCGGGCCGCCCGTCAGCGGCGCGGCCGACATGAGGTCGATCAGCATCGCGTCACTTCTGCAATCGTTCGGACCCTCGTTCGTCCATTGCACCGTCCCGTCGAGCGAAGGGCAATTTCCGTATGACGGACAAAATACTTGCCAGTTGGGAACCGTCGCGCCCGTCGTCCCTCCGGCCGCCGTGAGGTAGACGTCGTTGTTCGGGTTGTTCGACACGGGGTAGACGGCCGATCCACCGGAGAACGCCGTGCTGGCGGACGGTGAAAACCCGGCACGCAGTTGGTCGCATGATGCCTTCAGGTTCTTCCATGTAACCCCGCCGTCCACGCAGGAGGTGGCGCAGGCGGCGTCCCAATCAGGCTGCGTGCCGGAAGTGGTGCCAGCGGCGATGACCTGGAAGTCGTATTTCCCCGCGTTGTTCGAGGTCGGGTACATCGTGGCCCCGAGCGCGTAAGCCGCGCTCCCGGCCCACGCGGGCGAGGTCGAGCCGCGCGTCCCCATCATGTCCGTGCCGACCAATGCCCACTGGCCGTCCTGCGAGGCGTTCCCGATGTTGTTCTGCGCCTCGAAGCTCTGGTTCATCCCGGTGTTATAGATGTGCGAGAACCTATAGGTCGTTCCCAGCGGGCAAGTCCCGAGGCCCGTGCACTCTCCCACCACTTCACCGTAGTACGCCAGTCCAGTGAGTGCGCCGTTGGAGATCGTCGGAACCTGCGTGGCGAAGTCTACTATCGGAGGCGTATCCGTCAGCCCGGAATCGCGGTAGGAGTCATGGTGATCTGAAGGGAAGCCATTTGGCAGGATGTCCCGGCTCAACCATCCGGTTGAACCGCTACCGCCAATGGTCGGATAGGGCACTTCGTCAATCGTCCCGCTCACGCTCTGATAAACCATCGGCTGCGAGAAAAGATGCTGGTACTGGTCATTGTCCGCCCAGTAGTTCAAGTAGCCCTGCGCCTGGTGGCCGGAGGTGTGGCTGGCCCCGCTCGTCTGCGTGCTGACGTTGATGTTCAGCGTGGCTACTTGCCAAGTGTAGGTGTAGCAGTAGACGTCGGCCAACTGCCAGTAGGTCGAGTTCGGGGGAGCGTTCCCCGCCGTCGGGGTGGCGTAGACGTACTCGTAGTAGCTGTACGGCGCGCCGTGCGAGGGATCGTAAACCGTCTGGTGCGCGGGACTCGTCTTGGAATAGGTCTTGCCCGCGCTGTATGCCCCGTAGTACGTCGCGTTCGTGTTCAGGCAATTAGCCGTCCCCGGCGTGAGCACGGGCGTCCCGCCGCCATGCGTCGGCGTCAGCGACATGTAGGCCGAATTAAGGTCTGCTCCATTCCCGTGCAGCGTCATCAGGTCGGTCAAGGGGCATGGGTTGGTCCCGTACTTGCCGCAGATCACCGTGTCGGTAGTTGTCCAAGTGCCCGCGACGGTCGTGCCAGATCGCACCTGCCCGAGCCGAGTATTCAAAGCGTAATATCCGGTTCCCGCTAAATACACTACAGCGTCGAATCCCGGCCCTTGCCCGTTGACTGAGCCAATGTTTGTCCACGTCACCCCTCCATCCGTGCAGGTCGAAGTGCAGGTCGACCACGTCGGCTCCGTGCCGGAAGTCGTTCCGCCGACGGTCGCCTGGAAGGCATGATTGGCGGAATTCCCCGTTTGCGGATAGATGAACGAAGTGTAGTCTCCGGTAACGTAGGCCGTGCTCCCCTTCCAATCCATCCCGCCCGCCATCGCAAGGGCTACTGAGCCGTCTGTCGCTGTCGTAAACTCCCCGTTCCATGTACTAAAGTAGGTTTTGGGGAAAGCGTTGCCAAGGTTCGCGTAAAGCGTTCGCGTGAACGTGTCTGTGCTCGGGTTGATCACGTCCTTGTAAATGGTCAGACCGTCCGACCAAAGCTCGAAGATGGTGTACGCCTGTCCTCGGCTGAATACCTCCGCGCCCCCCGAGTTGAGCACGGTGCAGCCAGAAGTGCACGGACTTCCGCTGATCGAGCCGCCGACGATCTGGCTCTTGGTCACGCCGGGATTCGAGGGCGAGATCGGTGTTCCGCCCGCTTCAGCAGCCCGGATCGCCGTCTTGTTTAGGTAATAGAGATAAGGGCCGCCTCCGACTGAGTAGACCATGAGCATGTTCGAGTTCTGCTCAAACAGATCGCGTTCTCCATCCGAGCCGAGTTGGAAGCTGTTGGTCGTCAGATGTGTACTTTGATCGGTCACAAGCAGCAGGAACGAGCCGAAGTCTTTATCCGTAGTGGCGGTGTTCGCTGGCGCGTTCGCCGCGAACGGTCCTGTTCCCGTCAGGAGGAAGCTAATGGGCGCTCCCGCGTGGCCCACTCCGACTCCCGCGACGCACCCGGATTCCGTCCCGACCTCGCAATTGTCCGTCCTCGCCGCGTAGGTCTGCGGCCCTTGCGCGAAACAGCAAGTCGTGAGCAGGACGCAGGCGAATTTGAGGAGGCTGCGCACACTTAATGCACCGTCACGGTCAAGCCAGTCGGGGCGTTCGGCCCCGTAGCCGCAAACTGGTACGCGCCCACGTTCCACGCGCCAGTGGAAGGACGATTAACTCCGAGAATGGCTGGAACGACTACAGTGTGATTGGTGGCGTTGTACGCCACGCCAGTGAACCCCTGAAGGCAGGCCGCCTTGGATACGGAATCGTTCAGTCCGTTGCAGAATGTCGCATTGTTCGTCCCGGCCCCGACCGTGGAATTACTGGATGCCGTGGGCGCGTAGTCGTTCGCTGACGTGTAGCCCTGCGTAGCGGCAAGAGTGGGCGTCATAAACAGATCAGTAGTTTCGCTACTGAATGAGCATCCGTCCATCGTGGAAGTGTAGGTCGTGATCCAGTGATTGTTCTGGGAGCTAACCGATCCGGGAGCCGGAGCGGGGCAGGGCCATGCTGAATTGAACGGAGGATTCACGAAAGTGTTGTTATAAAAAGCCACATTCCCGCCGCCGATGGGAGGCGATGCTTGGCTGATGTTGAAGTAGTTCGAGTTCGCGTACAGGTCATGGATGACGTTGTTGAAGACGTAGTCTGTCTGTCCGGTAGGCGGGGCGAGCCACAGCGTGTTCGCGGAAAGCGCCTGGCTCCCGAGCGTCCCGATGTAACGGAAGATGTTGTTGTAGAAAAGATTCGGATCTGACGAGCCGTGGGACGTTTCCCCGTAGCACTGGAGCACGTCCGAGTGCGACGAGCCATCCGTCACGTTGTTCATATACTCCCAGAGATTGTCGTGAACCCGATAGCAGCCAGAAGATGAATTTTCTCCTTGGTTGTAGCGAACGACGTTGTAATTGAACTGATAAACGTCGCCTTTCATCGAAATCAGCGAGTACGGGTCGGAATCCGAACCGTCGATGACGTTGTATTCATAGGTGATTCCGGGCTCCTGATTATAGCTGTAAAATGCGATCCCGCCGCCACCTTGCGTGCCAGCCGAAGTATGGGTCCATCCGTGAACGTAGTTTCTCGAAACAATGTGCCCGTTCGGGCTGCCGCTGGAGTTGAAGGTGAGCATGATCGCGCCACCTTCGTTCGATGATTGCGTGGTGTTCCAGCAGAACCCAGTGAACTCGAAATCGTCAAGGATGTTATAAACCGTGCCGCTGAAGGCAACCATGTCGTTGCCGTTCGTGACTTGGTAGGCGCAACTGCCGACCACGCTCGTGCTCGGCGAGTTGTCGCCCGTGAAAACGGGCCGCGTCCATCCCGTGCTCGGCCATCCGAGATCGACGCCGATGTACGTGTAATGACTGCTCGTGCCGCTCCAAGTGAAGTTGATGCCGCCACCGCCTGCGTATGGAGTCGCGGACGAGTTGCCGAAGTGGTAAGTCGATCCGCCCTCGATGATGATCCCGGTTCCAGCGGGAACGCCTGCTGATTGCACCGTGCCGCAAGTGGCCGTGCAGGTTGGCATCCCCGGAATGTGCAGCCACGGGCTTGATTCACTAGTGCCGGAATTGCTGTCCGACGCCCCGGAGAGCGACGAAGCGTAATAGCAAGAGGTCACGCCAAGCGAGGCAAGGGTGACCAACGCGCCCGAAGCATTCGGATAGTTCGTTCCATTGGGACAGGAGCCGCCAGCGGCAAAACAGGCCGCGCTCAGAAACAGGATAAGTACGCATCTCATTGGATCACCACGCAGATCACGTTCGACGGCGGACCTTCTTTTCCCGCAGAGTCCACTGCCGTTACGTAGTAGTCGTAGTTGTAGAACAGGGCTACTACCTGATCCGTATAGGTCACAGTCGGAGCCGTGACCGATCCGATCTTCGTCATGCTGACCGGCGTGCTGCTTCCTGTGCAACTTCCGGTCGAAGGATAGCCACGATAGATATTGTAACTAGCGGCAGGATCACTTCCCGTAGGGGCGGTCCACGCGGGGAGCGTGTAGTGCGGAGCGAGCACGTAGCTGTATCTGTTGTTGAACCACTGGCCACCGATCAGAGAATAGAGCGTGACATACATAGTCGAACCGTTGGCCGGGAACCCGGTCGCCTGAGTGCTCGTGAGAACGTTCCCCAGATTGCCGGACTGGATGTAATTGTTCCCGCCCACGGTGGTCCCTATGTCGATCCAGTAGGCAGTTGCGCTCGTTCCTGCCGCCCATGTGAACGTTATGTGGTTTGTGTCCAGAGTCGAGTTGTTCGTCGGAGTCTGCATGACGGCGGCCCCGGCCGTTCCGTTCAGCGACGAATACGTGTAGACGCCGTGCTGCCATACGCCGCTCACCAGAGAGTACAGGGTGGCATAGACTGTTGTGCCGTTCAATGGGAGGCTCTGCACGGTGATAGTCAGAACGTTTCCCAGATTGCCGGATTGGTAGTAATTGTTCCCGCCAGCCGTCGTCCCGAGGTCGAGCCAGTAGGCCGTCGCCCCGCAGGAGGAGCAAGTCCAGTCGAACGTCACCGTGCTCCCGCTGAGTTGGGTTCCGGGTGTCGGCGTGGTGAGCGTGGCTTGCGGGAACGCCGCCGCGCAAGCGAGCCAGAGGAAGACTGCAAGTTTGCAGGTAATTTTCATTGGTAGCCCGCCGCCGTCCAGAAGATCGTGCTCGTGACTTCCGTCGTGTCGCTCGACACGATAAGGAACCCGAATGCCGTCTGATTGACCACGTTCAGGAAGCCGTTGCCGAACCCGGCGGCGGCGCTCTTGCGCGTCACCTCCACGGCGTAGTTCGCGTCGCAGTAGGCAGCTCCGTTCGAGAACGTGACCTGATATGCCGCTTCAGGGGAGGAGCCGTACTGCTGCAACTGTCCGACGCCCGAGGCCACGTGGTTGTCACATGCCGTGGCTGCGGTCCCCGTCTGCCCGAGCAGAAAGAACGTAGGAGCGGGGGGTGGCGGAGCAGGAAAGGGCGCGCAGTTCGGGTATCCCGTGCTCAGCCATCCAGTAACCACCGGGGTCAGCGCTGGGCAGTTAGATTGGTAGATGCCTCCGAGCGAGTAGAGTTGCGGCGTGGCGAGCTTGGCCGTGATCACGGAAGGGTTCGTCGGCACGTACTGGTCGAAGTTACAAGCGCCGTTCGCGCACCAGTAGTTCGAGGTCTGCGGCTGCACGCACGCGTTGCCGTTCGCGGCGGGAGAGATCACGACGTTGTTCGAATCCTTTATGGTCAAAGCAAAACAAATGTTCATGGGATTCGTCGTGCTCGTGTTCGCCACCTGGCAGCCGCCCGTGATCGCCCCGTTCACTATCGGGCACACGGTCGGGTACGTGATCTGCTGCCCTCCGCCGTTCACCTGGTAGCTCACGGGGTTCCCGCCGCTGTCCGTGGCCTGCCAGACGAGTATCCCCGATGGCAGCAGGACTCCTCCAGCGCCGTATATGTTCGCGGCCGTGATGTTCATGAACGATTGGGAGAACGCGCTCCCGGCGAGCGCCGTCAGCAAAGCGATTTGAAGCAGTCGTTTCATTGCACCCCCGCCCCCCCGAAAACCGCACTCCCACCTATCACTTTGTTCGGACTCGACAGTCCCGCCCAAGCCTCGACCAGGTTGTAGACGTTGACGCTCCCGAGGCCGGTGGCGAAGTCCCAGCCGGAAGTGGCGGGGTAGGCTGGTTGGTAGGCGCTGTCACTCGTGCTCAACACGCCGAAGTATTGATATGTGGAATCGTCGGGATCGTAGCAATTGACGTAAGTCGAGGCAGCTCCCGGATCACCACAACTTGTCGCGTTATCGCCTGCGGTGATGTCGTGAAAGACACACGAACTGCCTATTGAACTTCCAAGGCTTGCGTTGCACTGACTGTTTCCACCTGATCCGTATTCCGCCCGTGCTAATTGGTACAAAATAGGATTCGCAAGCCCCGACTGCGTTGTGCCGATCTTCTGGTTTATCAAAGCCTGAATCCCGGCCCAGATGGGCGTACCCAAACTGGTCCCCAAAACGCCGCCCCAGAGCGTAGGAGGGTTGAGTGTGCCGCCAGTTCCATAGCAACCTTCGGAATCCGAGTTGCAATACATATAAAAATGCGTCCAAGTGCCTCCCCCGGAGAACATCGCCACGTCTGGCTGGTCGCGCACGCCATCTGAGGGATTGCCGAGAACGGATTGCCATGAAGGTTTCGGCCATCCGGCGCAAGTGCCGTTCACGACTGTGCCGCCAACGGGAACAGCCTGCCCGGTAGCGCAACTGCTCGGTCCTCCGCTGCCCGCGAGAATGGACTGGGAGTTTCCCGCTGTGTAAATCGCGCCTCCATAACCCGTGACAGGAAAGTTGCCATCCTTGATCGTGTTGCATACGCTAGTCGAGCCGTAGATTGGAATGCCGAGATACGAGGCTATGAGCGGGCTGGTGCAGGAATCGTCCCACGGAATCTCCGGCACGTAAGTGCCGCCTGCGGTGCCATACACCGAGTTATTGGTCGCGTTCCAATAGGAATTTATCGTTCCGGCGTAAGTGTCCCCGAAGTCCGTCCCGCCCACCGACGTGGCGTAGGGTGTCGAGCCAATCGCGTTCACGCTGAAGCCGAACACGGCAGAGAGGCCGTCGCTGCCAAAGCTGCAAATGCTCGCCCCCCAGTCCCCCGCGGCCACGAAAACTGAAATACCCTCCGACGCCGCCTGTTGTAACGCGTCATAATAAGCCAAGTTCGCGGCAGGCCCGTTCGCGGGTTCGCACAGTGCGTAACTGACGCTCATGATCGTCGGCGGGGAAGGCAGGTTGACCAAGTTCTGAATCGCGATGATGATGCCGTCCCCAAATCCGCTGTCCCCGGCAAAGCAGGACGCGAGCACGAGATTGGCGCTCGGGGCTGCTGCGCTCGCCCACTCAACATCCACGGCGGCCTCAAGAACGTCAGGCGTGACGCCGGGATCGCTGCATGTAGGCTGCCCGCTGACCTGCGGGTGGGTCAGCGTTAGGGTGCTGGTGTAAGTGCTGAGTCCGCTAACCGAACGGAAATTTAGCCAGTCGCCATTCCACGGGCCACCCGAAGGTTCTTGCAAATCTGAATCTTCGACCAGCGTGATCGTCTGCCCCTGCCCGCTGATCCCGGAACTGAAGAGTGGGAGGAAACCGTAAATCGTCTCCAAATCGAACGGCATGACGTTTTGCAGTGTCCCGGCGCCATTAGTAAGAATTATCTGCGGCTCGGGGTTGAAGTTGCTCAGCCCCATGATGCCGACAATTGCGGGAGCCAAGGCAGCCGGGACTTGGGGGTTGCTGACATTGCCCCTGTGGTTTTCGCTGGTCATTGGGCCGAGGCCCATGTTGCCATTCGGCTTCCTGCGGTTCACGGTCAGGTTGTGAATCTCGGTGTGGAAGGCGCCTGTGACCTGTCCCGCCGTACCCGAGAAATCTATCGTCAGATTGCTCGCGCCGTTGACCGTGAAGCCGTGCGACTTCAGCCATGTCGTGATGGCTTTCCGGTCGTCAGGATGCGTCGGCCACTGCGCGTTGAACTGAGCCGCCGTGAGCCATTTGCGGTAGTTCGGATGCTTTCGATCGTAGCGCGTCTCCACGTCGGCGGCCAGTGCTTGCGATTGTTCAGGAGCGCGGGCCAGCACCATGACCATGTGGTTCATGGCGAAGCTATCGGCCACCTTGCCCTTGTCGTTTGCCGGGACGGTCGCCTCGGGCCTCGTGTTGCCAGCAAGCGTTGCCAGTTTGGTTTCGTCCACAGCAGAGGTCACGAGTCGGCGCGGGGTCTGCGCCATGACGCTCGCGGCCAGCAAGATCAGAAGGGTTATCCTCATTTCTGCACGACCGAGGCGCGGTGGCGCTTCACGCTGCCGCCGCCTGTATAGGTATAGGAAGCCACGTTGCTGTCTGCCGTGTAGGAAGTTCCGGCGACCACGTTGATTGTTTCGGCCACGGAAACGGTGAAACTCTCAGCAAACGAGCCTGTAGTACAGGCCAATCCAAATCCATTCGTCACCGGATTCGTTGGGCTGACCGCATAACATGTTACGAACGTGGCCGACGAACTGGAACAGCTCACGGTCTGCGGCACCGTCCCGCTGCTCGGCGTGCAAGTCGGCGTGGCGGCCTTGGTCACGCTCCCACTGGTCTTGAAGGCGGCGACGTTCGACTCCGCATCGTCGCCATCGGCGCAGGTCCACACCATGTCGATGGCCCCGCTGCCTGTGTTGTGGTAGTAGGCGTCTGCCTGCGAAGCGGTGGAAGGGTTATAGTCGTCGTTCGCTATGGTGCCCGTGCTTACCGAACTGCAATCTCCGCTGCCGTCGAACCCTCCATAGGTCGAGATGAACAAGTCTCCGGACTGCGAAGGCAACAGGCTGCCGGGGTCTTGGCCGTTGCCATTGTTATTATTGCTGCCATCCGCCGGATTGAATCCAGTTGGCGTCCCGCTGAAGACCTGCACGGTGAGGAAGGCGCCGCCGCTTGCGCATGAAACTGTATCGGTTCCGCCGGAGAACGAGCCATAGGCGTAGTATGTCCAAAGGTAGTCCGCATCGGCATTGGCCTCGATGGCGTGCCAGCCCAGGCTTAAGGTATCTGTGGGCGCGTTGCCGATAATGCTGCACGATGCCTCGATCAGCGTAGCCGTGCCCGACCAAGTGACCGTGCAGGACGGCGGCGAATTCGTATAGTCGTCGCAGTTCCCGATGAGAGTCTGGGCGCTGGCCGCAGAACCAGCGAGCAGAAGCAAGGCGAGGATGAGTAAGATTCGTCGCATGGCTAATAGGTATATTCGATAATGACTGCGAGACTTGTGCTGTGCGTGTCGGGCGTGCCCATCACCGGATCAATGCCCGTCCCGGTCGTCCAGCTCGCGTTCGACACCGAGCACGAGGAACTGTAGGCATAGCTGTTCCCGCACTGAAGCGTGCCGCTGCAAACCGTCGTGCCCGTTCCAGCCGAGCCGAATGACGGATTGACGGTCGTGGTGTTGGACGAGTAGTCGCTCCGGCACTTCACCGCCGTGATCGTCCGCGTCACTCCAGAATCGTTGTAGCAGGTGTTGTTCGAGATGGCGTCGTCGCCAGCCGTCAGCACGTTCGAGGTTCCCGTGCCGCCCCAGACCTCCGTGCACGATCCCTTGCTGTACTGTGCGGCAAGCTGCGTGGCCGTGACTGTGGCGTTCGCCATCATCGCGCCCGTGATGAGGTTCGTGCAGGTGCTCGACAGGTTCTTGCTGCCGTCGGTGCAAACTGGCAACGAAGCGGTTAGTCCGCTAAAATTACCGCCAGTCGCGCTCACCGTGCTCGCCAGAGTCAGGGCTCCCGCCGCGCTCAAATGGCCTTCCAAAGTCCCGACCGTGTACACGCCCGCCGACACCGACCCGCCCGAGTACCAGCGCACGATGTCGCCCGTGCCCGAAACGTCGAACACAAGTTCCCCGATGCCGCCAGTGGAAGTGCCCGCCGCTCCGATCAAAGCGCCGATGCTCGTGTTGTTGTTCGTCGAGTTCGTGTTCTCGATCACGTAAGGCGCGGTGAGGTTCCCGGTTTCAACTCCGGCCCGCGTGACCACATCTCCTGCTGCAACCTCTGTGATCGTCGTTGCCGTCGCTGATCCCGTCAGCTTCGATTCCGCCATGCTCGTGATGTCGCCGTTCACGACCGCACTGCTGGTCACCGTCTGCGTCGATCCGGCGAAGTGGGCTATGCCAGCCCCAGGCGAGGAAGCATTGACCACGTTAGCCGTCACCACGCCACTATCATGCAGCAAGCAGGTCGTGCTCGTGACCGTGCAGTCAATCAGGTGTCCGGTTGTCGGCACAGCCGCGAACCCCTGAATCGTGTTGCTCGCAGTCGCTCCGCTCGCCCACGTCGTCGTGAAGTTTCCGGTCGCCGGGAACATGGACAAGCTACCAGCAGTGCCGCTCACGCCCAAGGTCGGCGTATAGGTCAAGGCGGGCGTTGCGCCAGCCAGAAGCTCGCCTGCGCCGCCCGGTAAATCGCCAGCCGCAATCGCCGTCGAGTTGAACACTCCCGCAACCGACGTGGCGTGCAGGACGTGCGTAGTCGTCGTGTCGGAGTTCGCGCCGACCATGTACTCGCTCGTGATCGGGAACGTGAGCGTGACCGCACCGGACGAGGCCGGGAAAGTCAGGGTTGTCAGGTTGCTGCCAGTCCCGGTTACTAATTGGTTGCTGGCCGTGCCGAGGTACAGCGGCTGGTTGAACGTGGCCTTGTTCGAGGCGAAGGTGAACTTCGGGCTGCCGCTGTCCGCGCTGCCCAGCGATCCGCCAGCCGCCACCGCGAGGTTTCCGCTCGCGTCCAGCGTGGAAGTCGTCGAGGGCGTTTGCAGTGTGGTCGTGCCGCCGCCCGTGACCAAGGCCGTGCTCGTCAGCGAGCCGGAACTGACGACCGTTACCGTTCCAGAACCGCCCGGCGTGGAGCAGGTTCCGTCGCTCTTGAGATAACCAGAGCAGGAGCCGGAGCCGAACAGTGCGATTACATTGGAGGAAGTTGCTGGCGTGATGTTCGTGGAAGTGGAGAACGCCGCCAAGGGCGTGCCGCTGGAGTAGCCGGACGAAGTGACCGTGCCGCTGCTCGTGCCGACCGCCGCGCCGTTGACATACAATCCAGCCGCATTGATCGTGCCCGCGCCCTTCGCCCCGCCCGTCGCGCTGCCCCAAACCGAGCCAGTTGGCTCTGTGGCGAGGAGTTGCCCAGAAATTGTTACCGCGCCAGCAAACGTCGCCGCCTGATTCTGATCGAGGAGTAATGCCTGCGTCAGAGTCGTGGAGCTGTTCGGAGTCGTGTAGAACTTCAACTGCGAGCCGAAAGCCGAACTGGTCCAAGCCTGCGTCGTCCACGCGCTGATGATCGCGCCGGTAGCTTCCGTGTCCGAAGTCGAATCGGAACCGCCGAACTGTAGCGTGCCCATGATGACGCCGGAACCAAGCGCTGCTCCCGTCGGAACGGCGGACAATGAGATGATTCCGCCGTCAGCGGAGAGTCCCGTCCCGGTCGTGCCGACGTTGTGGAAGTGCGCCGAAGTGTCGTTGCTGCCATAAACCTCAAAATGGGCGTCGATGGCCTGCGAGCCGCGCACGCCAAGTTGCAGCGTTGGCAAGCTGTCGTAGCCGGTGTCGTTGTAGTAGAAATCCGCAGGAATGCCAGAGAGCAAGCCTCCCGATCCCGCAAAGAGCACGCCATACTGCGAGATGCCGCTGTCGGTGATAGCAGGGCTGCTCAAGCCGGTGACGAATGTCGGGGAAGTCGCGAGCACGAAGTTGCCGGTGCCCGTCGTGTTCCCCGTCGCGTCCGATGGAGTGATGGCCGAGATCGTCTCCGTGATCGTGGGCGAGGAATAGGCGTAGTGCGGGATGCCCGAGGAAGGCGTCACCGCGAACAGGCCGTGGTAAGAAGTCACGCCCGAGGCCGGAGCCTCCCAGCAAACGGAGCCTGTGGGCTGATTGGCTACGCAGTTATCCGCGCCTTGAGTCAGCGCGAAGTAGCCCGCGCCCGAGCCGGAGAAGGTCGCGCCGGGAAAGGTCTGTGCCGCCGTCCATGTGTTCGCGTGGCCCAAATTCAGCGAGGCCACCACCGCGCCAGTGGTAGGAGTTACGGTAAGCGTGCTGTCGCTGTTCGAGACCGAGAAGACTGCGCCTCCGCTTCCGTTCGCCACCCATGACCGCACGCCAGCGGTCGTGCTCGAAAGCACGTAACCCGTCGTTTCTGGATTGCCCAGGGCCGGTTCCGCGCCCACCGACGCCGCCGTCGCCGAAATCGCCCCAGCCGTGTTGAGGATGCTCGTACCGTCAGGCTTAACCCCACCCAAAGTGGAGGAAGTGGCGGCTGGCAGCGAGTATGCCGCCGTGCTGCATCCGCTGGACGAATCACTCAAGTCAGCGCATGCCGGGCGCGATTGGTGGGGCAGGCCGCTCGTGTCGATGTAACTCACCCAGTTGTGAAGTGAGGAAGTAATGGAGTTGACTCCACCAAGCGCTCCAGCACTGGCCGCTGGCAGCGTATAGGTGGACGAAAACGCGCCCGTGCCAAACCCGTTGCTGCCGGAAGTGAATGTACCGGTGACCTGCCCGACCGGAGTGTTGGGCGAACAACTTCCGCCGATCTGGCACGCCGTTCCGTTCACCGTCGTGGACGGCGCCGTCCCGGTCAGGCCACTCCACGGTGCCGCCGTCGCCTGAATCACGCCCGAGTTGATCGGGACGATGGAGCCGCCCGTGGACACCTGGAACGGCCCCGAGACCATCGGGGAGTTGGCGACGAGCGCCGACCAGTTGGTGGAGCTAGAACCTGCGCACGAGCCGAAGGTGGTCGCCGTGGACCCGGCGGCGACTGACAACTCGCACTGGCTGGCCGCGGTAGCCAAGGTGGCCCCGGCCCCGGACTGTCCCTGCATCTGCCATGCTGATCCGGTGTTCGTCATCAGTACGCTCGCCCCGGCCTGCAGCGCTCCGAGCGACACTCCCCCGTTGCCCTGGTTCACGGATATAGGGTGCGCGACCCCGTTCACGCTGAGCGTGGGACTCGCCCCGGAGTTCTGGTTGACCCCGGTGAGCAATACCGAGTCCCCGGCGGCTGGCGTGAACGACGGCGTGGTAACGCAAACGTAAGCCGTAGACGATGTGGAGGAGTCGGGGCAGTACCACGTGAAGGCCGTGCCCGTCTTCTGGCTCCAAGCGAACGGGGCCAGCAGGAGCAGCGCCAGGAACCATTTGAGTCTCATCATCATTTCCCCATCGCGATCCATGTCGTGTTGCCGCTCGTCGCGTCCACCGTGAAGCTCGTCGTGTCCCACGCGGACAGGTTGCCAACGCCCGTTCCCGAGTTGACGACCACGATCGGCTTCACCGTGAACGCCCTCGTGAACGTCGTCACGTTCGTCGTCGCCAGGCCCCACTGCACGGTGAATCCTCCCAGAACGGCGGGGAAGACGATGTAGCCGGCGGCGCTCCCGATGGCGACGATGGGGGCCATGTCGGCGGCCGTGAGCACGTTCATCAGCACCGCGACAAGGTTGGCGATGGCGGTGGACGGGTTGGCGGAGCCGTCATTCGGCGAGTACCCCTTTGCCACGAGCATCCCGGCGAACGCCGCCATGAAGGTCGTGAGCTGGAAGTCCTTCTTGTTCAGGTAGGCCGAGGGCAGTATCCCCTCGTAGGGTACGCCGCCCGTGACCAGCGAGTAGGAGTCGTAGGTGGCGTCCGACTGCTGGTTCGCCGCCGTCGGGTTCACTTGGATCAAATTAGTGCTTCCGGCCATCAGAGGTTCCTTCCCTTACGTCGCATAGCCCACGTCCGCCCCGGCGATGAGCGAGTTGTCCACGTCCGCCCCGAACACGGGAAGCAGCGGCGAGCCGTAAATGTACTCGACCCCTTGAGGCCTGGGGATGATCATGTCGTTCTCGATCATCTGGAGGGCGATCGGCGTGAACGTGCCCGACAGGATGATGTTCGCCGTCATGTTCTGGTTGTCGAGCACGGTTATGTGCCCTCCGGGGAACAAGTAACCCCAGAGGACGTAGAGCGAGCCGACCTGCCCGTCCCACTGGTTCTGCGCGATCTTCGCCTGGATCAGGGTCAGGTAATCGGCGTCGTCCAGGATCGGGCTGACCGGGACCGGAGGACTCCCGGTGACGGGTTGGAACGGCAGGCGCCTGCTCGCCCCTACGATCGTGCCGATGATGTCGAGTTGCGCCCCGGAAGCCGGGACGACGGGGTCCACGGGAGCGCCGGAAGCGGGCAGCGTCTGGCCCCCTCCTGGTCTGAACGCGTACTGCGCTCGACTGCCGCGTGGCGCGTTTGTGGTCAGGGGCAGGGCGAACGCCTGGTAGAGTTGCTGGACGCACGCCAGCAAGTCCGTCACCGGCTGGATCAGCGCCGCCGCCCAGGCGTAGAGGTTCTGCGCGTTCTTGTACTGCGACGTGAACAGGCTCAGGTAGTAGAGCGGGAACACGAACTGCTGGCCCAGCGAGTAGGAAGTCAGCGACGAATCGTAATTCACCAGCGGCAGGTACAGGGGGTTGCCGTTCTGCGCGACGCGGCAGTCCGAAACCTGCCACGAGGTGACGGACGCCGTGTGGCCCACGACGTACTGGCAGTCGGTGCCGACGTTCACCGTCGCGGCCAGGGGCGGCGCGGGGCCGCTCTGGAACTGTATGTGCCAGCCGTTGTCGGTCAGCACCGCGAGCTGCTGGGAGATGGCGAGCGAGCCGTGGAGTATCGTGATCTGGCTGCCCGAGGCGTCGTAGAAGTTGATGTACAAACGCGGCTGCATCCCGCCGGAGAGGTACTGGATCGTCCCGGTGAGGAAGAACACGTCGCCCGGTGAGCACGGAACCTGCGCCGAAGATGCGCCGATGCTCTCGTCCGGGGCGGTGAGGCCGGTCACGTTGAAGAGGGGATAAGGCATCAGACCGAGTTCACCTGCACATTTGCAGCCAGCCCCTCCGCCGTGTCCCACGGATTGCTCATGGGTATGTCAGCGTCCGTTGTGAACGCGAACGGCGGCGAGGTCTGCGTCAGGCTGACGTACAGGTCCGTCACGTCGTAGATCGGAACCTCCAGGTTCCCCGCCTGCGACATCGCTACGGCCATCAGCGCGCCCCAGGAGATCGTGCCGCCTAATTGCAGGCCGTTCAGGTAGTTGACCACCGCCGTCACTATCGCGGCCTCGACCGCCGAGTTGAACGCCGGGGTCAGGGCGTGCGCGTTGACCACGACGTAGGCTGGGACGAACGTCGGCAGGTAGAACCCCACGTCGAACGTCGCTCCGGTGTAGGGGTCGACCACGGGCTGCGTCGTCGTGCCGTTCGTCAGCGGGCCTATGCCGCGGTTGTTGTAGATAGCTGTGGCCACGTCCAGAAGCGTCCCGCCCTCTACGATGCACGTTACCGAGTGCGGCGGGCCGTACCAGCTCGGGCCAGAGGATGGCAGAGGCCATGTGGTGATGGCCGATCCGGTCGGGTTCTCCAGGCAGAGCGAGTCCACGACACCGGGGACCGCGGCAACGGCGGCAGCAGTGCCCGCGAGCAGAGTGATCGATGGCAGTTCCGTGGAGATGGCCTGCCGCGTCCTGAGCTGCGAGTCGGTCTCTACCGGCTGGCCCAAGGTGGCGGGCGAGGCGTTCGTCACGCTCACCCACCCAGCGGTCGGGGTCGCTATCAAATTGATCTGGCCCGTGATGGCGTTGACCGCGCCGATGACCTCGCAGGTAACGACCGTCGTGATGCTCCCGCCGGATGGGATTATGACCGTCGGCGGCAGATCCCAGAGGTAGCCCTGCTGCGGAACCGAGTCCTGCACCTTGCCGTTCGAGATGACCGTGGCCGTGCCGGTGATCGTGACCGGGCAGGTGGAGTAGCTGGCCGCCTTGCGCACCAGGCCGTTGTAGGCCACGTCCGTGTCGAGTGCGGCGCCCACGGCGGTGACCGGGCTGCGGTTGTTGTAATCCTGCTGCACGGCGTTTCCCAAGTCATTCATGGAAAGCGCGAACATCGAGCACAGCTGGTAACCGGCGGCGTCGATGCCCAAATACTCTCCAGGGCCGTAGATGGAGAGCCAAGCGGAAGTGTAGAGCCCGAGGTAGTCCTGATACTGCGGCAGACTCAGCCCACTAGGCCCAATAAACGGAGGAAAATATGCCAAGTCAGTTCACCTGCAAATTTGCAGTCGCGTTATAATGAAGCAGGGCCATGTACAGGCACAATCCAACTAACACTCACAAGATCATACGCAAATGCATTATGTGCGGACATAGTTTTTGCGCTGGAACATTTTCAGGTCCGATGGCGATGCCAGCACTCCCTCGCACATGCAGGAAATGCAGAAAGCCCAGATAATCACGGTATCCCCTGCGACGGCGGCTGCGGCGAGTAGACTACGTTCGTCGGCCCGAAGGCCGTCTGCGCCGTGCACGTCATCGAGAATATTCGCGACGGCGCGTCGAAGTTCACGGTCAGGTCGCTGATTCCGGTGACATACGGTGTGCCCAGAATCCTCTGCTGGAGCAGCAAACTGACTTGTTGCGTGGCCGACCCCGGGGCGCCGAGCATCTTCTGGAACATCGGCGTCCCGTCCAGCACGCTCTCCCACCACTCGCCCATGAATAAATCGATAATTGTCTTTATCGCCTGCGCGACGGCGTAGACGTTCGAGTAGTAGCTGGTCCAGACCGGGTCGTTGTTCGGCCCGAGCGTGCGGTAGGTGAAGACGTTCGCGGTCTGCGCGGAGGTTGCCGAACCCTGGCCGCTGGCAGTCGTTCCCGCGCTGCCGGAAGGTGGGAGCACCGTCAGAGTGAAGTCCTGCGTGGCCGTGCCGTTGGTGTTCGAGGCGGTGAACATGAGGCCGTAGACTCCCGTGGCCCCGAAGTTGACCAGGCCGCCCAGCGCCGCCGTGCCGTCGCCGTTGTCGTGGAAGGTCACTCCCGCGGGCAGTGTGCCAACACTCGTGAGACTCGGAGCGGGCGAACCGCTCGTGGTCACGGCGAATGCGCTGTTCGCGCCTGCAGTGAATGTGGCGTTGGCCGGGCTGGTGAACGCCGGGGCCGTGCCCGTTCCGGCGGCGAACGCCATCGCCACCGTGCCCCAATAAGGCTCCGTCCCGGTGAAGGCCGCCGTGGTCTGTCCAGGTGCTGCGTTTAACTGGTATTCCACCTGCCCGTAGGTGGCCACGGTCGCGCTGATGCCGAGCGTGTAGCCGCTTCCGGCCGTGAGGTTCGTCGACCCCGCTCCGGCCGCGCTCAGGATGACGAGGATCAAGTCCGCGTTCGCCGTCGTCAACCCGAACGGGACGTCGGGCGTTCCGCCCGTGCCGCTGTTCGACACCCCCGAGATGTCATCGGACGCGCCGGACATCACCAACTCGGTGACGATCGGGTATTCTATCCCGCCGACTTCCGCGATGACGTACTCCACGGAGACCGTCCCGCTCCCGCCGCCCTCGTTGATCGCCTCCACCGTGATCGTCTGCGACGGGCTCATCGGGGGCGCGTTGGCGATCCACCAAAGCGTCGAGCCGGCCACGTCGTTCCCCGCGTCCTGGGCGAAGCTGCTCGGCCCGTCCAGACCGCTCGTGAACGTGCCGCCGTAGCCTCCAGAGACGACGGGCGCGTTCATCGCCACGCCGCCCGTGTTCGACGACACGAAAGCCACCAGTAGCAGCAGGCTCGCGTTCGTAGTTGGCGAGGTGAATCCTCCGGCGCTGGACGTGATCGTGCCGAGGGATGACACGATGCCAGATGCCGAGCCTCCCTGCTTCCACGCCTGCAACAGGCTGGCGGCCATTACGGGTTCTCCGGCGCGCCCGTCTGCCCGCTGCCCACGGGGTGGACGTGCGTCGAGTAGGTCGTCGAGTCGTTCACTATCGTGCCGTTGACCACGAGGTTTCCGGTCACGCCAAGGTTCCCGGTCACGGTTATGCCGAGGCTGCTCGCAGTCAGCTTTATCGTTCCGGAAAGGTTGCGGAGTTCGGCAGAGGAGGTGTTGTAGTCGGGGATCGGCACGGCGGCCGAGTGAGGCCTGAAGATCGCCACGCCGTCGGCGAAGTTGTGCCGCCTGAGCGGAGGAAGCTGCACGTTGTTCGCTCCGCCAGACTGCCGCCACGCGTCCAGCGCGTTGTCGTTGAAGATGACGAAGCATTCGTCGCCGGCCTGGATCGGGAATGTCTGGAGCCACCCTCCGCCGCCCGCGACCACGACGGTGGCGCGAAACGGGTGCGTCCACTTGAAGTCCTGGGGCGTCATCACGCCGCCCACGTTCTGGTAGGTCTTCTCCATCACCGCAGGGAGCACGGTCACGATGGGCGGAGTGGTTGCTCCGTCCCCGGGGTCGAACTTCTGGACGATGCAGACCATGGCCACTCGCAGGGAAGCCATCGCCTGCTTGACGGCGCTCCCCACCTCGTCGGTCGGGAGCCCGAGCCACTGCGAAAGCGAGAGGAAGTCGAGCGTCTGCCCGTTGCTCATTGCGACGACCCGATCAGCTTCGTGATCAGCGCGCCCTGGTTGACCGCGCCCTTGATGTCCGTCTGCCACAGGTCGCCGCGCGAATCGCCCCTATGCCTCACCTGGAGGACGGCGTACTTCAGCGGAGGGCTGAGCGGGTACGGCGGGTAGCCGGCGGCGTTCGGCTGGTACGGTATCTGCTCGATGAGAGCCTGGTCGATGGACACCACCTGGAGCGGCAGCTTCGTCACCACGAACGGGTTGAGCAGCACGGAGAAATCTACTCCGTTCTGGTTCTGGACCGGCGTTCCGAGCAGCCCGTTGGACGGGGTGAATGTGAAGTCCGAGGTGGCCGTGTCCACCCCCTCCGCCGGGTCGCCGACGTAGATGCCGGTGTCCGTCGCGGCCAGTCCGCGCTGCTTCATGAACCAGACGAGGTCGTTCGCCTTCGTGATCTCGTCCAGCACCTGCGCCGGGTTCCCCGCCACAACGCTGTCGTACTTCAGCTGCGTGTCGCTCAGCTTGGACGGCAGCGGGGTTTCTAAATGCAGCCCGAGCGACTCGATCATCGAGGTCACGATCTGCGCCTGGTTGAACCCGGAGTACACGGCGCTCAATGTCTGCCCGTTGATCGCCTGGAGCAGCCCGATTATGCAGTGCAGCGTCAGCCGGTAATCGGTGACGTTCTCCCGCGTCCACGTCGGCTGGAGGATCGGACCCTGCCAGATGATGCCGTAGTTGCCGTTCTGGTACCCGGCGCTCAGGATGACGTTCATCCCCGGCTTGACCGCGTAGGCGTCCTTGATCAGCCCGATGGAGGTCGCCGGCCCGAGGTTGTAGATGTCGATGTCGGCGAACCAGTAGGCGTTCTGGAAAACCAGCGTGCGCACGTCGAAGGTGATGCGCAGCGCCTCCGGCTCGAACGAGCTGTCGCTGACCGTGAACACGGTGGTCGAGCCGTCCGACTGCGGCGTGAGCACCTGGAGCGAGTACTTGCGCCCGTACAGGCCCTGGGAGTTGACGGTCTGCCCGGTGCCGACCTGCGGGTATGTTGTGGAGGTTCCGCCCATGCTACGGCGTGTCTCCCCAGATGTCTAAATAGCCGGAGCCGAGGTTCTGGTTGTTGGGATAGTTCGGAGTCTCCGATCCGGACACGTTGAGGATGTACTCCGAACCGATCTGAAGGTAGCTGTACTGGCGTAAAATGTTGCACGCAGGCCCGTTCCCAGTGAGCAGCGGTACGGAGTCGAGCAGCAGGTTCCCGGCCGAGTCGGAGAGCGTTTCGCACCAGTACCCGGCGATCTCGTTATAGCGCAAGACGCGCATCAGGGTGAGCGGGCTCCCGTCCACGGACAAGGTGAGCGTCTGCGTCAAGTTCGGCTGCGGCGGGTTCGGGAGCGGGATGATCTGCTGCATCGCTAGGGGCTCGGCTGCAAAGTTCCGATCCAGCCCACGGGGTCGCTGTTCCAGTTCGGGTTGGGGTTCGGAGTGACCGGCGCGCTCGGCGGGGTCGCCGCGGGCGTCAAGGTCGTGTTGGTGCCGTAGATGGAAGTCGGGACCGTCACCGACTGCGTGTTCCCGGTGCTCGTCTGCTGCGAGGAGTCCGGGCGGCTGCTCTGCACGACCGTCGTGCTCGTCTGCGCGATGATGATCTGGATGAAGGTTATGACAAACTTCACTCCATTGGAGGTCTCCAGCGTGTCCGCCGCTCTGATCGACTCTATGCCCATCACGCCGTACTGCTTCAAGCGGGTCGCGAGGTAAAGTTGCTGGCCCTGCTCCTTCAGCGCCACGAACTTCGTGAAGGCGTCTATCGATGAAGTATATTGTCCGTTGGAGAAGGACTGCATCGCGTCTGAGAAGCCGACGCCGATAACCACTCTGTCCGGAAGGTTGAACGAGTGGTCCGTGATCGACGTGTTATTCTGCACCGGGTGCTGCGTGAACCTTCGGGTGAGGTAGTGGTCCGTCGAGAACACGGCGTCGAAGTAGAATATGACAGGCTGGCCCGGAGTCGTCACCGGTGGGATCGGAGTCCCGCCCGTCTCAAGGTTCGAGACGCCGAGCGTGGTAGTAGAAACGCCCACGGTGGCCGTCGGCTCCGTGTAGGACACGTAGACCAGTTGAGGCTGCGAGGCCCACTGCGGCGGCCGCCAGCCCTGCCCCGCCACGCTAGTATCCTCCCGTCACGTACACCTGCCCCGACTGCACCTGCTGCCTCTGAGACTTCAGCCGGTTCGTCTCTTCGATGAACTTCCGCGCGTGCTCCGCCGGATCGCTCGTCTGCGCGTAGATGTTGACGTTGATAGTCTCCGCCAGCGCGCGGGCGTGCTCCATGCCGCGGGCGTAGTTCTGCGGCGTGTC